TCCCAGCAGCCCCCAGCGCGGCGGACATGCTGGAAATCAGTCGCACCCTGGAAGCGAAGAAAAACATCAGCTTCCGCCAAGGCACCCGCCTCGATAACGGCCAGGTCCAACTGACCTACAACGAGGAAATCGACGGACGCGCCGGCGAGTCCGGGCAACTCAACATCCCTGAACAGTTCTTCATCGGCGTGAAGCCCTTCCTGGGCGGCGATGGCTTCTGTATCCCGGCACGCTTCCGCTATCGCATCGCCGAGGGCCGCCTTGTGATGTGGTTCGAACTGATCCGCCCAGAAAAGGTGCTTGAAGAGGCGTACAACGCCGTCCGCGCCAAGATCAAGGCCGCGATCAACGAAGTACCGCTGTACGAAGCCACCCGCTAACTCAGCTTGCAACACCCCGCCGCCGTCCTCTCACCACTTATCCGTCCGGCGGCGGGCTCTAACGAGGATCACAGCACATGCAAACTCAACACCTGATCATCATCGCCATAGGCCAACTGGTTGAGCTGGCCTTACTGGCTTACTTAATCCGCCGGGCGTTCCTGCGCGCCTTGGCACGCGCTACAGCAGACGACCGCGACCGGATTTATGCACTGAACAACGATCTGGCCCGAGCTGTCGAGAGCCGCGAGGAACTGAAAAAGCAGCTCGCCGACCACAACACCCTCCAGCGCCAGCTCAAGGCGCAACCCTTCACCCTGGAAGACCACCAGACACTGATCAGCATCGCGCAGGCACTCGGCCTTGCTGCCTCGACGTACAAGGCGATCCCTGGGACCGCCCCCGTCCAGGCTAAAGCAGATGCCCTGGCCGCCCAAGCCCGCGCCCTGGCCTATCGAGTCTTCCACACCGTCACCGCCGCTTCCGCACACAACGGCGAATCGCTGGACACCCGGCTCATTGAATGGCTCAACACCCACGGCAGCTTCTGGGGGGAGCCTGAGAACAGCACCATCACCTTCCCGCATGAGGCAGATACCTATGGCTATCCGCATGTACGCGAAGCACTGAGAGAAGCCTACGAGATGCACCAGCAGCGCGAGGCCCGCGAGCTGGGCCAGGAGGACGCGGCATGACATCCCTGAAAGCACCTCCTTTCAACTTCAAGACCCAGTATTCCCTGAGCTTCAACGCCCAGGATGATGAAATCATTGTCGACTTCTTCTGCGGTGGCGGCGGCGCAGGCACGGGGCTGGAGATGGGCCTGGGCCGCACGGTCGATGTGGCCAAGAACCATAGCCCCGCCGCGATCAGCATGCACACCGCCAACCACCAGCACGCCCGGCACTACACCACCGACGTTTTCGACGGCGACCCCGACGAAGAATGCCAAGGCCGCCGCGTTGGCTGGTTTCACATGAGCCCCGATTGCACCCACCACAGCCAGGCTGCCGGCGGCCAGCCACGCAAGCGCGAGATCCGCAACCTGTCGTGGATCGGTCTTAAGTGGGGCGGCAAGAAGAAGCCCCGGGTCATCAGCCTGGAGAACGTGAAGCAGATCCTGCAGTGGGGGCCGCTGATCGCCAAGCGCGACAAGGCGACCGGTCGAGTAGTCACCCTCGACCTGGTACAGCACCCCACCAAACCCAAGAGCAAAATCAACCGGGTTGCCGATGTTGGAGAGCACGTGCCTGTATCGAATCAGTTCTTGGTACCTGACCCAAAACGTCGCGGCACCACTTGGCGCCGTTTTGTACAACTGCTGGAAGGATTGGGCTATGCCGTCGAATGGCGCGTGATCAAGGCGTGCGACTTCGGCGCGCCGACAAGTCGGGAACGCCTGTTCATGATCGCCCGCTGCGACGGCCAGCCCATCGTGTGGCCAGAGCCGACCCATGCCAAGAACCCAGCCAAGGGCCAGAAGAAGTGGCGCACCGCCGCCGAGTGCATTGACTGGACAATCCCGAGCAAAAGCATCTTCGACCGGCCCAAGCCGCTGGCACCTGCAACCTTTCGGCGAATAGCCAAGGGCATGAAGAAATATCTCATCGATGCCGCTGACCCTTTCATTGTGCCTATTGCGAACTGGTCCGGTGACAGCGTGCAGTCAGCCCATGAACCGCTGCGAACCGTGACATCCTGGCCCCGCGGCGGATCGTTCGCCATGGCCAGCCCAATCATCGCGCCAGCAACGCACCAGGGCAGCGACCGGATCAACGACCCGTCCGCCCCGCTACCGACTGTGACCTGCGCGAATCGAGGTGAACTGACGCTGATCAGCCCAACCCTGATCCAAACCGGATACGGCGAGCGCACCGGCCAGGAACCCAGAGCGCCTGGCCTTGACCAGCCGCTGGGCACCTTTGTTGCCGGCGGCGTCAAGCACGCCATCGCCGGCGCTGTGCTGGTGGGTACCGGGGGCCCTGAGTACTCCGGGAAGCCGGCGCCAATTGACCTGCCTGCCGGCACCCTGATGACTAAGAACCACCGATCAGTGGTGACTGCGTTCATGGCCCAGATGAATGGTGGCTTCAACACCACGGTATCCAGGAGCGTCGAGGATCCGATGACCACGGTTACCAACACCGGCAGTCAGCAACAGCTGGTGACGGCAAACCTGCTGCACCTGCGCGGCAACTGCGATGCGAAGGATTGCGCCGAACCGCTGCACACTGTCAGCGCAGCCGGCACCCATCACGGCCTGGTCGAGTACACCCTATCGCCTGAGCACGAAGAGGGCGCCCTGCGGGTCGCCGCATTCCTGATCAGCTACTACGGCGCCGAGAACGTGAGCGCTGCAAACGAACCGGCCCCAACGATTACCACCAGGGACCGCCTTGGCCTGGTAACCGTCACCATCAAGGGCACCCCCTATGTGATCGTCGATATCTGCCTGCGGATGCTGCAGCCCTCCGAGCTGTACAAGGCTCAGGGCTTCCCCGACGACTACATCATCAGCCACGGCGCCGACGGCAAGCCATTCACCAAGACCCAACAAGTTCACATGTGCGGCAACAGCGTCAGCCCACCGCCGATGGCAGCGCTGGCAAGGGCCAATGACCCTTGGCGCCAATCCGAACAACTCAAGGAGGCAGCATGAGCCTGCCACGCTGGGTGATGATCTGCCGAGCTGCCGAACTCACCGGGTACAGCGAAGACGCCATACGCCACAAGGTAAAGAACGGCACCTGGGCCCAAGGCCGAATTTGGCGCAAGACACCTGATGGCCGTATCGCAATCAACATGACGGAGTATGACAAGTGGGCCGAGAGCGCACCCCAAGAAGCGGCCTAGAGGCAGAACTGGCAAAGCACAAGGGCATTGAGATACACGGCGGCAATTTGCGCGTCGTGTTCATGTGGCGGCGGGTACGCTGTCGTGAATCGTTGGGTTTGCCCATCACCAAGGCCAACATCAAACACGCCGCCCTTCTAAGGGCGGCAATTATTCATGAGATCAAAACCGGCCACTTTGATTATGGTCGGCACTTTCCAAACTCGAAGCACGCGACCAACTACAGCAACGTTAGAGACGAGCGCCTTAGTGCACTCCTGGAGAGATACAAGCCCCTCAAGGCGGTGGATATAACACCAGAAACCGAAGAGAAGTACGGCTATGCACTTGAGATATGCACTCACCTGGTGGGCAAGGATCGCCTTGCCAGCACATTGCTGCCCGAAGACATCCAACTGCTCAGGACCCAACTGATTGCAGACCGCGCGCCATCGACCGCGAACCATTACCTTGCCACCTTCGCCGGCTTCCTGGGTTGGTGTGAAAGCAATGGATACTGCCGAGAGGGGCTGGCGGCCGCGTGCATTCGCTTTGCCATGCAAGACCGAGAGCCCGACCCGTTAACCCAGGCCGAGTTCGACCTGCTCATAACGAAAGGCTGTCTTCATCGCCAGGACGCAGCAGCAATAACCTTGGCAGTGTATACCGGCCTGCGACCCGGTGAGCTATGCGGCCTAGCTGTAGAGGATATAGATCTAGATCAGGGCCAAATTAGGATAACCAGGGCCATCACCGCACGAGGCACCTTCAAACTGCCCAAGACCGGGAAGCCTCGAACAGTGATGCTGATGCCTCCCGCAATCGAGGCATGCAAGGTCTTAATGGACTTGATCAAGGGGGACAAGCCTGAAGAGATCAACATCTACCACAATCGACACGAGAGCCGCACTGAACAGGCAACACCGCTGTTATCACCAGCTACACAGGCGCGTAAGAAAGTGATCAACAAGTGGTTCGTTCCAACAGCCTGGAATACCAAGTGGGCGGCCATACAGCATCGAGCGCAGATCAGGCCTCGCCGCCCCTACCAGACCCGACACACCTATGCGTGCTGGTGCCTGACTGCACGTGGGAACCTTGCGTTCATCGCGAAACAGATGGGCCACAAAGACTTTACAATGCTGGTCGAAGTCTATGCCAAGTGGATGGATGATGAGTCTTCAAACGAACTTTCAAGAATTTGGAAAGTCTTATCAGCCAGCCACCCTACATAATATCCAACTCACTCCTCATCATGCCTTTCATGCCTAAGATTTCTTAATGCACTCTGAAACTCTCTCATCTCATCATTCAACTTTTTTATCTGACCGGTCACTAAATGAAGCTGCTCATTTAGTGACGGAGCCTTATCTTCAAAGTCAAGCGAGCTAGCACTTCTATTCAAATCAGACAAAGCAGACAAGCACTTTTCCTGCTCCGCTCTAAGAATAGCCCTTTTATTTCGAAGCCCTCTAATCTGCTCTTTAAAGTAAAGCTCTTCAAGCTCTAAATCACGCTCTGAAAAAAACTGATCCAAACCTATACTTTCAAACTGATGACCGTTCTCCATGCGCCCATCAGAGTTAGCATGATAGTGATGATTACGGAGAACTGTTCGGCCATCTTTCAAAGTCTCATAGTCCCAAAAGCCATTCCTTATAAAAGCACTGCTCAAATCAAAAATTTTCTGAGCCTTATCATCGTCAAATTCAGCCACCGTAACATCTCTAATTTCCTCAACCGCATCTGGCGACGCTTCTTGCTTCAAGAAACTATTTGCATACTCTAGAAAACGATCTGGCTGATACATGTGAAATTGCTGCGAGGTTATAAACATAAACTCTTCAATCAATTCAGGCAGAGGACCAATTGTTTTTCCGGAATGCCTTAGCCACCAATCCTCCTTTACATCTCCGGTGACAAAAATAACTCCACGCCCCTCTAACTTAGAGTAATCCATAAGCTGCATCCAGCCTATATAATCTCCATAAGGAGCGCATCGATCCTTTAACTGCTCACCGATTGGCTTACTTTCATCTTTAAACCCAGGTGGAATTTTATTCTTATATCTTTCAGCCCCATCCGTAATCATACCCTCCAATCTCTG